CCTTGCCGTGGCAGAGGGCGTACTTGGCGTTGAAGTAGTCGTGGTATTGGGACAGCAATGTGTCCTTGGCTTGCTCCTGCTCCAAGCTGTAGCGGAGCGCTTCGCCAATGTCGCCACCAGCTACGAGCCAATCATCAAGCTTCTGCTCCTTGGCCCCTTCCTCAATGGGCCAGCGAAGTACGATGACCTTGGCGCCTAGAAGCTGAAAGTGTTGCTTGAGGGCATACTCTAGCTCGGCGCTGTGCTCTCGGGATTCGCCACGCCCATTCCAATCGGGGCAAATGAACACCACGCGCCGGGCGTCGTCGGGGCCGTGGCAGTTGATATTGTTGAGTTCAGCGGCTACATTCTTACAGATGCGGGTGCCGGGGACGCCACATACGAGAACGTCCAAGCCGCTCGCTAGTACGGCCATCTTAGCGCGGAGCGCTTTGAGCTCACCCTCGCACACGAGCAGGGGCGTCAGGGGGTTGTTGAACTCCAGCCGCTGGCTGCGAATAGGGGGCCAATAGACGTAGTTCTTGGAGCCCTTCTTCTGCGAATACTTGCCCCTGAAGTTGCCCGAGGACACGCCTTTCTCGCGCACCATGACTTCTTCACGGTTACGCTGGCGAACGTGGAGGGTTTGGACTGCGTCAACTGTATAGTAGGGAAGAAGGAAGTGGGTGCCGAGCTCGTCTATTTCTAGCTCAATACCTGCGAGCTTGGCGACGGCTTCGGTAATGCCCGAGGCGCGCATCCTGCTCTGAAACCATTCAATAGGGGTGCCCTTGATAACCCCTGTCTCGTCAAAAGATTCGTTGGGCGGTATTCTCATATTATCACCTCTGCTATAGGGATAAAAAGAAGGCCGGGGTGCCGCGATAGCAGCACGACACCCCGACCTCGGCCTGCCAGCCGCTGAGGGGCTGCCCCCCAGTGTGTTCAATATTACCACACTTTACAATGATTTGCAACCCTATTGTCTACAGTTGTCAAACGTGGTACCATAATGGTGCCCGGTACGGGTATCAACAGAAGGATTAATCCATGACTCTAGCAGTTCGCGGTTACAAGACCAAGAAGGAGCTGAAGGCCGCTATCGGCCAGCCCCTTCGCCACAAGGAAACTTCGCTGTTCGGTCCGGAGTACCGGAACAACGGCGTCGTGTTCGTCGTGGGGCCGTGCGAGCACACGCGCAAGTGGTTCGCCAAGGTGACGATGGAAAACGGGCTGATTAAGGGGGTCTCATGAGCTGGGGTCCCTGGGGCTACTACCGCGAGGACTACGTTCCCAAGCTGCTGAAAATGCAGCGCGGAGAGCGGAGATACTTCCGTCCGGGCGTGGCGGATCTGGAGCGGCTGGCGCGGCTTATCTCAGCCCGCGCAGCCTATACATGGGGACCGGGCGCGGTGTCCGTAAGGACCTGCACCAAGAGCGTAGAGGTAACGCGGAAATGAACACACCGGAAATTGATCTGGCAATGCACCTTGAGGCTGAGTACCGGGCTGCGGTGCTTGATCAGGCTCGGGACAACAAGCTCGATGAGATGCAGGAGTGGTTGGAGCACAACACTCCCAACATGAAGTCGCGCTTTGCCGACTGCGACGATGTGCTGGCGGCGCTGGAAACGGGGGACTTCGAGCAGGTGTATCAGGCAATCAACGAAGTGCCTGATCACCCGTGGTGCGATCGCTACTGGCGCAGCATGAACATCTTCCGCAACGAACTGGCAGACTTGCGTTAAAAAGTCTGGCGCGGTACTATAATGGGGCACCAAGTCGGTGCCCCTAAGGAGCGTAACAGGTGGATCATTTAGTGAAGTTGGACAACCAAACCCTCGTGGATGGTGTGATGAGCCTCAAGGGGTACATCAAAGACGTTGGGGACAAAGTACACCCCGACCCCGGCGGTGAAGTCATGGCCGAGCTTGGGGCAATCGTTGCCGCTGGCGAAGCTGAGATGGCGGCGCGGGGCATTGAAATTCACACGCTGAACTAGGAGCTACCATGAGCAAGTGGCGATACGGCTGCGGGGAAGTCATCAGCGTGTGGATTCCCAAGGGATTCACCCACGTTGAGCGCAAGGTGGAGTGTGGATCCACGGGGTACATGGGCGACGTCAACCAGTGCGAGAAGTGCGCCAAGGAGATCTGCCCACCACCCACCCCCGAGTACGGAGACATTGAGCACTACGACGACGGGTACTGAGTTCCACGGCAAGCCCATCCGTGTGGTGGGCTTGACGGGGCATTCCGCCCCCTATAGGAGAGTATTGTGATCACACAATCTGAAAGTGTTCAGGGCACAGTGGAAATCTGGGCCATCCCCCACGGCATCTACTACATGGAAGAGCATCCGGGCGCCCGCCCGTTCCGCTACGAAATTCGCAAGGGCGACCCGTGGACCACCGGGGCCGTCAAGGTGTGCGAGCACGAGCTTACGCTCGCGGTGCCCGCTGGCATCAACCTCATCGCTGCGGCGGTGGAAACGCTGAACAACAAGAAGAAGGAGCTCATGGAGCGCCTGCACACGGAAATGCAGGAAATTGATCGGCAGATCAGCAACCTGCTGCAACTCCCGCCCCCGGCTCCGGCGGCTGGCAGCGACACCCTGGAAGGGGAACTGGTATGAGCGACCACGAAGCGTTGGAGCGTGGCATCCAGGAGGAGGTCCAGCCCAAGCTGGACTTCTTGGAGGGGTGGTGCGACGGCATGATCTCCATGATCGACGAGGAGATTGATGAGGTCGAGGAGGAGGTTGCCGAGCTGGAACAGCGCAAGGATGAGCTGGAACAGCGCAAGGCCAACCTGGAAATTATGAACAGCAACATCAATTCCGCAGCGCGGATGGCGAGGAGGCTTGTATGATGACTGGACCCTGTCTGTGTGGCGATCCGGAGTGCCCCGTTTGCGGGGTGCTCCAAGGCACCCGGGATTTCGGGGAACCCGTGCCGGGGCCGGGCGGTCCACGCAAGAAGTCCATCCTGGACATCAAGCGCGAGTTCAAGGAACTGCCCTTCCGCGAGAAGCTGGCCCTGCTGGGAGCGGCAGCAGACCAGTTGGAGCTCCAGTGCATCATCCTTGGGCAAGATCCAGGCAAGGAAAAGGGCATGATTGGCAACATCCACGACCCCAACGACGTTGTGGAACTCATTTCCGAGTCCTTGCAGATGTTCATCACGGCAGTAGCGGAGGGTCCAGATGCAGGTGCCAATTGAAGCAGTGGATCCCGGGGGGCGGCGACGCCCCCTTATCACTGGCCCCGGCTGGTTTGTCCTAGGCTTTGGAGTGGGACTAGTCGTGGCTAACATCACAGCGGAATTTATCTTACAGGTAATTCCATGAAAGCAACCCAAGTCGTAGCCAAGAACCCATACATCAACTTCTTCAACGAAAAGGAGATGCCCCTCATCCTGATAGATATTGCCGAGTCCTTCTCACCCAACCTGCTTGATGGACCCCCCATCACATGGGAGCTGCGGGATATGCCAGAAGCTCAGTGCTTCTACTGGTGCCCCAAGCCCGACGGAACCATGCGGAAGGTCTACAATCGGGGCACGGGGCGGACGGTTGAAGTAAGCTGTGACGCCTTCGGCATCATCACGACACTCTACCTTCTGAGCCACGGCAGCTTTCAAATGGCTGAGCGCGGACAGCGGGACAGGGCGCGGAAGTTGTCGGAGCAGTACCACAGACTTCGCAACGAAGTGTTTAGCGATGACGGGGCACACCCCGAACACACAGCAATCTGGGAGGCTATAGACTAATGTCCGCCATACTTCACATTTCCCCCGAGGAAGCAACCAGAACCACCGTTGAGCAAGCCATCTTAGAGTGGCGAGCACAGCGGGAAAAGAGGCTGGAAGCCGACAAGGTTGCCGAGGGGCTGAAGAAGCAAGAAACGGCCCTCAAGAACTGGATTATCTCGGTGCTGCGCTCGCAACTTTACGAAGGCATCATCATTGACGGTAAGGCCACGGGGCTGAGCACGAAGGAGGTGCCAGTTTGCGAGGACCGCTCCGCCCTGACGCAGTACATCCTGGACAACAGGGCAATTGAACTGCTGGAGTTCCGCCTGTCCAAGAAGGCGGTGGAAGACTACGTTGAAGCTGGGCACGAGGTGCCGGGCATCAACTTCATTGAGGTGTACGACCTGTTCAACCGGAAGGCGTAGGGGACTTGTCTAGCCCGCGCCGGGGTGCTATACTTGCGGCGCGGGCGTACCCCGCGCATAGACCCCTTACTACGAGTTACGAGGTAGACCATGTCACAAGAAATTGCAAACTACGACGCCATGCTCGCTCAGATGGCCAAAGCGGCTGTCAATGTGGAGAAGCCCTCCGGCAGCAGCATCAGCGTTCGTGCAGGCGTGTTGAGCTACAATGGCCAGCCCGCCCCCGGAAACAAGCTGGACGTTATCGTCATCGCTTCCACCCACGCCAACCTCTACTACGAGGGCAAGTACGACCCCTCCAACCTGACCAACCCCGTGTGCTTCGCCTACTCCCAGGACGGCGAGAACATGGTGCCTCACCCCAAGAGCTCCAAGCCGCAAGGCGAGGACTGCGATAGCTGCCCGATGAACCAGTGGGGCAGCGACCCTGACGGGGGCCGAGGTAAGGCGTGCAAGAACACTCGCTCGCTGGGCCTGATTCCTGCCGGTACTCCCGCAGCCGAAATCGCCACCGCCGAGGTTGCGGTGCTGAAGCTGCCGGTTATGTCCGTCAAGAACTGGCAAGCCTACGTCCAGAAGTGCTCGGCGCTTTACAGCCGTCCCCCGCTGGGCCTCGTCACCACCATCGGCACCGTGCCCGACCAAAAGTCGCAGTTCAGGATTACCTTCACCGACACCATGCCGCTCGGCATGGACATGGTGGCGGGCATTCTGCCACGCATCCCAGATGTGGTGGAAATCCTGGAGCGCGTGTACGACCCCAACCCGGAACCGGCCCCCGACGCCGCACCGAAGAAGGCCCGCAAGTTCTAATGTGTTGAAGGGGGACTTAAGGGGGCTCACGCCCCCTTCTTTTTCAACACGAGGTGCCTTATGATTGTTATTGACATTGAATCTCATGCCATTGAAGATGGGATGCCCCTGCTGCCGAAGCCGGTGGGCATCGCAATTCGCTGGCCCACGGGGAAGTCGCAATACTTCGCCTTCGGCCACCCTGAAGGCAACAACTGCTCCTGGGAAGAAGCTGCCGCCGTTGTTCACGGTATTTGGGATGCTGAGTGGGTCACCCACAATGGGCTGACGTTTGACGTGCCGGTGCTGGAGCATTGGTTCAAGATGCCGCCCCGTGACCCGCTACTCACCCACGATACGCTGTTCATGGCGTATCTGCACAACCCTCACGCCCGCAGCCTATCGTTGAAGGAGCTGGCCCAGGACTGGCTCAGCATGAAGCCCGAGGCACGGGACGAACTTCATACATGGATTGTCCGCAACGTGCCCGAGTGCCGCACTACGAAACAGGCGGGGGCATACATCTGCCGCGCCCCCGGCGGACTGGTCGGCAAGTACGCATCCAGCGATACTGAGATGACGTACAACCTGTTCATGCACCTGCAATCGGTGTTGGAGCATATGCAGGAGCCATACGATAGGGAGCGCAGGCTGGCCCCCATCATTGTAGAAATGCAGAACAGGGGCGTTCGGTGCGACGTGGCCAAGCTCGCCACCGATACCGAAGTGTCCATCAAGAAGCTACACGATGCCGACAACAAGGTACGGAAGATGCTCTGCACGCCGCACCTCAACCCTGGATCCAATAAGGACCTCGGCAACGCCCTTAAGAATGTTGGATGCAACAACTTCTTGACCACCCCTTCGGGGGCTGTGAGCGTGGCCAAGGATAGTTTGGACAAGGCGCTGGCCGACAGGCCCGAGCTGCGCGAGGTGCTTAATCTGCGGCACACGCTGTCCACACTGACTGGCACCTTCATGCAGCCGTGGCTGGAGATTGCCGAGCGGGCCGGGGGTACCATCCACGCCAGCTACAATCAGGTAAGAAATCCTGACGGGTTCGGTACGCGCACGGGGCGGCTGAGCAGCAGCAAGCCAAACTTCCAAAACGTCCCCAACGACTTAGGGCCGGAGTTTCCGGTTATGCGGTCGTACCTATTGCCCGACGAGGGCCATGTCTGGACCTGCGGTGACTTTTCTTCTCAGGAGCCCCGTATCGCTGCCCACTTTGAAGATGGGCAGCTTATGGAGGCGTACAAGGCCGACCCCCGCATGGACCCCTACATCTATGTGCTGGAGTTGGTGGGCGGCATCAACCGTAAGGAATCCAAGGCTATCTTCCTAGGCATCCTCTACGCGCAGGGCGCGGCGCTCTTGGCAGAAAAGCTGGGCTGCGACATTTCCCGTGCGAATATGCTGCGGAACATGATTAAGGCAGCTCTTACGGACGTGGTGCGGCTGGCCACCGAATGCAAGAACAGGTTCCAGAGGGGCTTGCCCCTGCGGACACTAGGGGGCAGATTGTACTACTGCGAACCCCCGTCGGGTGGCAGGGACTGGTCGTACAAAGCGCTGAATACCCTGATTCAGGGCAGCGCCGCCGACCAAACCAAGGAAGCCATCATATTCGCCAACAAGGAGATCAAGTTGCTTGACTCCAGTTGTCGGGTTCTTGGAACGGTGCATGACGAATACAGCATCAGCCATCCTCCGCACCTTCTGAGCAAGGTCAGGGAAATCATGCAGTTGGCGGCGAATGCCCTGCCGTGCGACGTGCCCATGATTATGGATGCGGTGTCGGGCAACACTTGGGCGGAGGCAGCAAAATGAGCGAGCGCACATACGAAGTGAGAACGTTCGGTGTAGACTACATCTGCGACAAGTGTGAGCGTGGGGTGATGAATCAGACGGGCAAGATGTTTTTCGTTGATCCACCACTCTTCGTCCATAAATGCTCTAACTGTGGAGATGAGACAGGCTTCACTGAGCAATACCCCACAGTTCGCTTTGAGAGGCTTACATGAGCTACGATAAACCGGTCAGCTACAGCGGGCTGAAGCTGTACAAGAAATGCCCCCTCAAGTGGAAGAACCAGTACATTGACGGCAACCGAGAACCGCCCGGCAAGGCGGCGCAGAGGGGCACCGACCTTCACACCGCCATTGAAGAGTTCTTCATTCGTGGCACGGGGTTTCCAACGGATATCATGCCCCTCGCCCCGTGGCGAGCCTATATGGAGCAATTGACCCTTAGAAGCCCCAGCCCAGAATTAGAACTGGCTGTCAATGTGGAGTGGGAGCCTGTGGACTTCAACGACCCCACAGCCTACTATCGCGGGGTGGCTGACTTGCACTACACTGACAATGGAGTGCTGCATATCTACGACTGGAAATCTGGTCGTATGTACCCCGAGCACGAGGCGCAGGGGCGAACGTACATGGCGCTCAGTCCAGAAGTGGACGCGTACATGGTTCACTTCGTGTACATTGACCACCCCCTTACCGTGATCACGCATATGTGGAATGCCGAGCACCGTAAGAAGGAAATTGAAGACCTTCGCAAGGACATTGAGGTGCTGAGGTTGGATACTGAGTACAAGCCCACTCCGCACCATGACACCTGCAAATGGTGTCCACTGTCTTGGCGCAAGTTTGGGGGAACGTGTCGTGCCGCGCCTTGAAGAAGCCAAAACGGAAACGCGGTTCAACCGCAAGCTGGAGGACTGGGCAGGCAAGAACTACTTGGAGATTATAAACTGGAAGATAACGCCCTTCGGGGTGCGGGGGCTGCCCGACCGTATAATCATGTGGCCGGGTAGAGGAATAATGTTCATAGAATTCAAAGCCCCCGGCCAAGAACCTCGCAAACTTCAGGTGTTCATTCACGAGCGGCTGCGGCGGCTCGGCTTTATTGTGGAGACTCACGATGACGAATATGCAGCACTGGAAAGTGTCAAGGCCAAAATTCTCGCCACGCTCGCCTCAGATGCGCTCCATGTTAATGATGGTGAAAGAGGGTGGTTGCCGAATATTTCTGAAGCCGGGGCAGGGCAAGACGGCGGCGGTACTGAAAGCCTTTGACGTACTCAAGCAGAAAGGCATGGTTGATCACCTCATGGTGATTGCCCCTCTGCGAGTCATAGCAACGTCGTGGCCCCAGCAGATTGCCTATTGGGAAGACTTCAAGCACCTTACATTCGTAACGATTCACGGGGGCAAGGAGAACAGGCGATGGGCCATGGAGCAGAAGGCCGACATTTACCTTATGAATGTAGAGGGGCTTATCGGCACCGAGTGGGGGCCGGTGAACATCTACAAGGGGAAGAAGAACCCGCAGGGCCGACCCTATCGCCCCAAGTACGTCCCCAACGAGTATGCCCTCACTTGGCTGAAAGACAAGCGGGTGATGCTGGTTATAGATGAAAGCACCAAGTTCAAGGACAGCAGCACCTCTAGATTCCACAGCCTGAAGTTGTATCTGCCCCATTTCAACCGCAAGGTTATTTTGACAGGCACCCCGAGGCCGGGCAAGCTGGAGGACCTGTTCTCGCAATGCTACATCACCGACGGGGGCAAAGACCTCGGGGAATTCGTTTCCCATTTTCGTAGTCGCTATATGATGCCCCATCACAGCGGCTTCGGGTACGTAGAACAACCGGGGGCAGCCGAGCGAGTGGCTGAGAAGATAGCTGCCACAACTATCCAAATAGAAACTGAGGAAGTGGTGCCCACCCTAGAGACTAACATCTGGGTGCCCCTCAGCCCAAGCGCTCGTACTATCTACAACGAGCTCAAGGCCGAACTGCTTACGCTTATTGAGGGCCATACAGTCATGGCCCCCAACGCTGGAGTGCTCTACGGCAAATTGCGGCAACTGGCGCAGGGCGCAATATACAAGAGGGATCTACCCGCAGCTAGTAATGAGCCGGGCCACCTTGTTCTACACGACGGCAAGCTAGACGCCCTTCAGAACCTGCTAGAGGAGCTCAATGGAGAGCCTGCGTTCTGCCTATACTCGTATTTGCACGACGTAGAGCGCATTAACGAGCGGCTGGGGTACGAGGTGCCCCGCGTGGGGAGCGGAGTTAGCGCGGCGCAGGGGGCGGCTCATTGCCGGGTGTTCTCTACTGGCTCCATGCCCCTGCTTCTGGGGCACCCCCAGTCCGTAGCGCACGGCATTGACGGGCTGCAACAGAGCTGCAAGAATGTGATTTGGTTTGGGCAAGACCCTAGCTGGGAGAACAACTATCAAGCCAATCTTCGTATCGTCAGGCCCGGCACGAAGGCCGACCAGGTCAACATCTACCGCATAATGGCCGACTGTGGCATTGAGCGGTCAATCCTTAACACAGTCACTGGTAAGAGGGAGGCAGAGAATAAGTTTCTAGAAGTTCTACGAAATAATTTGCAAACAGAATAAATAATGCTTGCAAATGGAAGCGCACCTATGGTACGATTTCACTGTGGCCATAACAGCCACACCATTCAACAGTCAAACGGGAGTACCCCATGAATCACGAAGCAGCACTCGCAGACGCCGCAACCGAAGCGGCCCCCCAGGAACTCAAGAAGAAGCGCAAGCCGAAGATGGCGCCCATCGGCGAAGTCGGCAACGTGGAAGACCTGCCCAAGAAGGAGAAGGCTCCGCGCGTTCGCAAGCCGAAGATGATCCAGGCCACCGACGAAGCCGGTGAGCTGCTGTTCAACGAGGACGGCACCCCCACGATGGTGGAGGCCCCCAAGAAGGAGCGTGCTCCGGCTGCCAGCCGCAAGTCCGCCTCCTACAGCACCGCCGACGGCGAGGCTGTGGCAATCACCGGCGACGCCGCCCTGGACATCACGATGGCCATCTCGGCCCCGCTGAAGGTCAAGGAAGGCTCCAAGCGAGCAGCCCGCTACGAGGCGTTCGTTGACGGCAACACCGTTGACCAGTTCCTCAAGGCTGGCGGTGCCATCCGCGATATGCACCGTCTAGCCCGTCAGGGCTCGGTGCGCCTCATCAAGGACGGCGTGGAACTCGTCGTTTCCTGAACACCAACCCACCACCTCAGGGGGCGCTTCGGCGCCCCCTGAAGGATTAAGGAATCTTCCAATGCGAATATTCGACGTGCGCGGAACTCACGGCAGCGGAAAGACCACGGTGGCGAAAGCCTTCGTGCAGGGCGCTGAGCGCGTGGAGGGGCGCCCCCTCACGTACGATGGCAAGACCACAACGCTCGGCTACTACAACGACGAACTGAACTTGTTCATCTTGGGCAAGTACGACACAGCCTGCGGGGGCTGCGATGGCATCAAGACACAAGAAGAAGTCAAGGCCCGCATCAACTTCTGGGGCACTGACCACAACATCTTGTTGGAGGGCATTCTGGTGGCCCACACCTACGAACCCTGGACTCAGTTCGCTATGGGGCGCGACTACCAGTTCATCATACTCAACACGCCCCTTGAAGAGTGCATTCGCAGGGTAGATGCGCGCCGGGCCGCGAAGGGGCAGGGGCCTCTTCCCAACCCCAAGAACATCATACGTGACCACGCCCGCATCTGTGGCAAGCTGCCCCACCTCTTTCGGCAGGACGGCCACTCGGTACACGTTGTGTCCAGCGAAGAAGCCCCAATCATCATCCGGGAGATGCTTGCATGATTAACCCCAAAGAACTGCGAATGTTCTGCTACTGGATTACTGAGCGGGAAAGCATCCGGCTGCAAAAAGAGGCGGGCCTTCCCAAGCCGTGGACAATGGACAAGATCATGGCCAGCCACCACTTCTGCAACGTTCGGCGCGAGGACGACCGGGGCACCAAGGAGCGTCGCGCCGTGGTGCGGAAGTATGAAAACTGCTTCTCCATCAATGACCTGCCGTGGATCTACACGGCGAGCAACCTGTTCAACCACGCCCCGACGCTGGAGACGGTGCTGTTTCACCAAGGTGCGGGAGATCCTGCAGACGTATGGATTTCGCTGCTTCAGATGCGAATGAACGCTGGACAGAAGGTCTTTCACACCGCGTATGTCGTAAGCACCTGCGGCGCGGCCATGAGCAAGGTTGACTACTGCGCCAACGTGATCATAGAAGTTGCCAAGCTATCCCCAGCCAACGTGTCCTGCCGCGCCGCGTTCAACGCCTTGCGCTCGGTGCATGGTCTGGGGAGCTTCCTGGCCAGCCAAGTCGTAGCTGACCTCAAGAACGACCGCTACCTTGCCGACGCTATGGACTGGCACAGCTTCAGCACAATGGGGCCGGGCAGCAAGAAGGGGCTGGACCTGCTCTTTGGCGGGGGCACCACCGAGCGCAACTACGATGCTCGCATGGAAGAGCTCACCCGCAGCTTGCCCGATAACATCAAGGTGCTGCGGCTCCACGCTCAGGACTTGCAGAACTGCCTGTGCGAGTTCAGCAAGTACGACCGCTACTTCCACAACAAGCCCGGACGCAGGAGGGATTATGTTTGAGCTCATAACGGAGTCCAACATTCCGTGGGCCTATCGGCAATTGACATACACGTTTACGGGGCGCGACTTCATAACGGCGAACAGTCGCAATGGCAAGGTCAGAACGCTGACTCGCCCCGTGTGCATGGCGATTGCGCGCCCCCAGGAGCGGGTTCTTTTTGATAAGACCCGCAACGCCAACCCCATCTTCCACTTGATGGAGGCGCTGTGGATGCTGGCGGGCAACAACGACGTCGCGTTCCCAGCGCGATTCAACGGCAACATCGGCACCTACAGTGATGACAAGGAAGTGTTCAACGCTGCGTACGGATATCGCTGGCGGCACCACTTCGGCTATGATCAAGTGGAGCGGGCCATTGAAATGCTCAAGGCCAACCCTGTTGACCGCCGCATAGTGATCTCCATGTGGGACCCCTACAGCGACTTCGGCAGCAACAGTCTTGACATTCCGTGCAACCAGCAGATGATGCCCCGCATTGTTGATGGGCGGCTTGATATGCTCACCACCAATCGCAGCAACGACCTTATCTGGGGGCTGATGGGGGCAAACTGTGTCCACCTGACAATCCTGCAGGAGTTCATGGCCGCTGCCATCGGGGTAAAGATGGGGTTCTGGCGGCACGTCACCAACAACCTGCACGTCTACGAGCGACACTGGCCCCTTCTGGGCAAGGTTGATAGGCACGCCCCGGCTCCGCTGCCGGGGCCATACCCCGGCTTTCAACCCCTCGTGAAGGACTGGCGAGTGTTCCGCGCCGAGTGCCAACTGCTCTGTGAAGGGCAGGATGACGACTTTACCGAGCCTTTCTTTGACGGCACGGTGGCCCCGATGGTGCAGTCGTGGGAGTGGTACAAGCGGGGCGATATGGAACGCGCCCTTTACGATGCACGGTGCATTGACGCTCCGGACTGGCGCAAGGCGACCGTTGAGTGGTACACCCGGAGGATCAAGTAATGTACGGAATGCCCTGTCCCCGGTGCGCGGACTCTGAGCGGGAGATAGAGAAACTAAAGACTCTACTGAAAGACACACTAAGCCTCGCGGAGTTTTGGATAACTCGCGAAGATCGGAGCGGGCTTAGTGACGAAGCCTATAGAACATGGCACGCTCTGGGGTTTGGCTCTAAGACATACCGCCGAGCTAAGTCGGCCTTGAACCGCAAGGAGAAAGTATGATCAACAAACGAATCGATCTGGCGCGAGCGGCGGCGGGGGTGACTCGCTTCCACACCGCCCGAATCATCCACGACGAAACAGTGGGGGAGCACAGCTTCAATGTCTGCAACTTACTGCTGATTATGACCAACGGGGAGGTGAGCCGCAACCTGCTCATCGCCGCGTTGATCCATGACATGGGCGAGCCTGCCGTGGGCGACGTGCCCAGCCCCGTGAAGAAGCGGATGCCCAAGGACGTTAGGGAAGAGTTGGACCGCTTGGAGAACGACGCTGTATTGGAGATCCATCCCTATGCCCCACTTCTTTCCCAAGCTGAGGCCGCGGCTCTCAAGCTGGCTGACAACCTGGATGGACTCCTTAAGTGCCGCGATGAACTCCGACTGGGCAATCGGGGCGTTAGGGAGATCGGCGACCGGTACGTATCATACATCCATGAACTCACAGACAAGTGGGAACAGTACCGCGTTTTCGCGGAGCATTGCATTTACCTCTACCGCAAGGAGATCTGAGATGTCAGCAAACGAAAAGCAAGTCGGGGGCGAGCACTACAACGTGCGTCGCATTCAGCACTGGGACTACGTCATCGCCAATCAGATGCCGTACCTTGACGCGCAGGCGTTCAAGTACATTGACCGCCACGCTCGCAAGAACGGCAAGCAGGATTTGCAGAAGGCGATCCACTTCATCGAGAAGATGATTGAGACCTACTACCCCGAGCCGCCCAAGGAGGAGTTTGTGCCGGTGGCGTGGGACAAGGATACGCCCCCGACCATGTGCCCCAATCACTCGTTGGGCGAGCACCAGTGGAGTCACATCTACAAGCACGGGGTGGACGGTCGTCTAAAGGACCACGAGGTCTGCGACCTCTGTGGCATTGCACGGGAACGTGTCTAACGGCGCGTTCTACCGCAAACTGGCGCGGGCACTAGCCCCCGCCAGTTTGCCACTTTGCAAGCTAGACCACTCATGTTTGACCTACCCACCGTTGTTAGTCCAAAACCGAAGCAAACGATCGTTCAAAGTGCCTTCGGTGTACCCCAAAGACGTCAAATAAGCCATCCAGCGATCGTTTATGGTGCCCGTGGGGAATCCTCGGAAGGTCAAAAAGGCCGATTCACGATCCGCCAGCGTGCCGGTGTTGCCGCTAACAAATCCATAAAACGTGAAGAGCCCGTCGTTGACCGTGGGGCCGCCCGTCACACGGAGGATTTCGTCTTTCAGGGTTGCCATCTTTATTTCCCTCTTCTACAGTTTGTGTGATAGCCCCTCCGGTGGTCGTAATCTGCCCATCGGCGTCCGGACTCCACACGGTTGTCTGTT